ACAAACCTACGCAGGTCCGATGGCAAAGTCATAACCTGACCTGTATACATATAGAACTTATCTCGCCCCATCCAGTACACAACACCAGCCGCAAGCGTTGCCGCATTTGGTCCCATGATGGATACATTTTCACCCATAAGCTGAGTGCTCCACACAAAAGGAGGACCAACATACTGTACAGAATAAACGGCCGCATCTGTAATAGCCAAAATCTCTTGACGAGTCTGAATAACCGTCACAATCTGAGATCCATGAGATAGTGTTTGACCACCAGCTTGGTTGGTAATAGATGGATACCAAACATAAGGATTAGCCTGGTCTGACCAACGAATCAACATAGGATTCATAGTCGTTGAACCAATATTGTTGCAACCAAATACAATTACAAACCTAGAAGAATCAGAAACAACAATGTTATTTTGTAAGGTAGGCACGTCTCCTAGTATCGCAATAGACTGCGTTCCTGATTGTGTGCCTGACGTAGCAACAGGTGCGCCGTTTTGAGTCAAAGACACATTAAACTGTGTGCCTGACGCGTTAATTACATAATACTGCGTGCCCGTACTAAGACCAGTAGGTAAAGCGCCAGTTGTTGCAAATGTGACTGAGCTTCCTGTTGGCAAATTTAAGCTAGAAACAATAAGAGCTGGTGTACCTATTGAGATCGTAACCGTTCCGCCAAGAGAGTTTAAATTAACACCTGGCGTTCCAGTTCCATTAGAAGCTGTCCAATAATAAAGACCTTGGCCTCTAGGACCATAGATCAAATCCTGGCCATAGTTGTATTGATTCCATATCTGAAGAGACTGGAGAGTCGTACTACCATTACCCCATGTTCCTCCACCCCATGCACCAGCGCCCCATCCATTAAATGCAACTTCGTATTCTGGCCCTGTATTGAGTTGATAAGAGGCCGTAACTGTACCGCCTCCTGTTGCACTACTACTGGCCGCCGTAGCCGCATTAATCGTATAAGTAGTACCTGACAATACGATTGCAACTTGATACGTTCCGTTTAGCGTAAGACCGCCTACAGCCGATGCGCCAGAGAAAGTAACAAAATCATTAATTGAAAATCCTCCGTTAGCATCTGTAACCACCACCGAAGTTTTGCCGCTTGTCGTTGCAAAAGGATTTGTTAGCGTGTTAACTGCACGAATGGGAGTAATATCGTAATAAAGATTGCCAAAGGTAATATAAAACTTTAGATTTGTACCAACGCCAATATAGCTAATGTTGTTAAACGTAAACCAATTCCAAAGAGAACGGCAAACACCTTGAAATGTATTGATTGAATATTGTGTCCAGCCGCCTATCTTTTCAGGAAAACCCTCTCGAAAACGCACAAGCTGGCTCGAATACCACCCACCCTCTGTAGCATATTGAGTCTTTTCCCTGTTAACCCCAGGTTTGAAAACAAGCTTTAAAAATGACATTATTCAATGATCGCAGTGGATGTTTCTCTGTCTAACTTTAACGCACCGTCACAACACATATTCCAATCTTCACCTTCACGCTCACTATAAGATGGGACATTTATTTTGACGTGCTTAACCAAATACTCTTTATCGCCCTCAAAAAGCCGCCAAACATGGTCCAACGTACCGCGTCCTGGCTGACCCCTAGACTTATTAAATCTTATTCTGTACTTCACACTATCTCAACCTGTGCAGGCGCTAACATTGTTGGCCGAACTTCCATGTTGAAATGTATAAACCGAATTGGTAACTCAGATGCGTGCCTAGAAAACGAGTGCGCTAACCAAGCATTTGTGAAAAAAAACATCCCAGGCTTGGGTATAAATCCAACATTGTTACTTGCTGGGGTTATAAACTTAGGATCATTTTCAGGCAAACTTGCTTGAACTTTCCCCGCCCTTGGGTCATGAAATACCAAGTTTGAGCAATTCTCAGGACATTCAATAAAGTAAAACCCAACGACTTGCACTGGATTTGTATGTGTATGTTGCTCCATTAGTGAGTGTTTATGGTGTTCTTGACACCACATAGACTCAATAACAGTACTCATTTGTTGCATCTTATAACCCTGGTTAAACAAAATAAACCAAGATTGATTGCCTACAAATTGAATAAACTCAGCCAAACGCGGATCAGCATATATGTTGTTAGTCATCCTAACAGGATATATTTCATCCAGCTTTTCGTTAGCTTTGACAATTGCAAGGTGCTCGTCAGTAACAGCTTTGACGGCATCTAAAAATTCTGGCTTTTCTTTTGAATAAACAACAGACGTGAAGTAATGCCCAACATCTAATGAATGGGTTAAAATTGGAGCTTCTGGTTTTGCGTTACACATTGGTTCATTTTTAGGTTTACGTTTTGATTTTCTCATTATCCACCCAAAACAGCAAGGGCACGCTGAGTTAATTCAATACGTTCATTAAGTCCAAAAGTGCCACCATTAATGCGCTTTGTCAAGCCTTCCCAATTCTTGGCCTCTGCCAATTCATTACATCCGTGGGTCTTCCAAAACCATCCTCCAGATAAAGCGGCGTACATTGGAAGTGCAACTTGTTGCGGGTCTTTTGTAAAGTCTTTGTTTACAGCCTGACTAAAATGCCAGTAATTATCGTGTCCAGTCAACTGTATGCACCCACGGCCGTGATAAAGCCAGCCATCTCCGCTTGCCTCGTCCCGATTGCCCATACGATTAGAGTAAATCCTGTTAGCAATCTTGACTGGATTACCAGCATAAAGCGCTATTTCTTCAGGTTTAAACTTATGCCCAAATAGTTTTTCAAGCGTTGCGGCTTTGTAATTTAGGTTTTCTTCTAACGTTTTAAACTTGTTGCATTCGTGGGAGCATTGGCCAATAAAAGCGGCCTGTTTGTTAAGATCGTCTATGCCAAAAGTTGCAAAAGTAGTGGTAAGTGGCTCAGACCATTCTGAACCAATCCCAAGGGCGTGGAGCTTTTCTGGGCTGATCATTTGACCCCCTTGTTTACCGTTTCTCTGACGCTGTTGTATTGCTGGATACAGGCGTTGAGGGAGAGGATGGCTGTGTCGCCGTCTGTTGCGATGGCGATAAGCTCTTTGACAGTCTGTCGCTCAGATTCGGATTCATTGGTTGAATTTCCAGGCTGAGAGGCGGTACTTGAATTGGCTGATACACCACAGGAGGTTTGAGGTAACCGCAACTCGCCAGAGTCAGCGCGAGCATTAAGACTAGATTGCTGGGTTTTAATATCATCTTTCGCCTTTCTTAGAGCAGTCGTTGCGGTTGCAATTTTCTGGTTTAACTCTGCTTCTTTTGCGCGAGCTTCGCCATTAAGTCTGATAATTTCTGCTTGATCTTCGTCAACACGTTGTTGATAGCCTGCATGATGTCCATAAAAGTACACTCCTATAAAAGTTGCAATAGCTCCAATAATAACCCAGGGATTAAATAAACTAAACATTTTCTGCCCTCGCTTGTGCCATACGCTCACGCTCATGATCTGCCTCTAAAACAGGACCGCTGGTAGGCGCTGGGGGCGCTGTCCAACCCGTGGCTGGACCCATAACAATTTCTTTAACAGGAGGAGCTACATAAGCATCTTTGCCAGATTTAACGTTGTTCATCATAGCGGTAGCCTCATTTGTTAAGCCTTTAGTCATAATGCCGCCTATGCCTCCTACGATAAGAAGCACAATGTCATTAAGCATCTTGGTAAATGCTTGATCAATTGGAGCCATAGCCTTGATTGGCTGAGACACAAACATTACGCTATATATTAGGGTAACTACTATGAAAAATAGTATCAGTGTTACCACAACGATAACAAAAGACCTTGTACGGGCTTCTATTTCATCGGCAGTTAGTCGTTCCTGATTGGGGTTGGGGGTTAACAGGAGCAGTAGTAATTCCTTCAATTTTCTTCTCCAATACAGGTGCAACTAAATATTCTGGACAATCTTGGGTGAACTCACAACGTGGATGCTGACACTGAGGCGCACCAAAGTTATCAGGATCTTGGCAAAAATAGCGGTAACGGTCTTGACACCCCGCTAATAATAAAATCAATAAAGCGCATATTCTCATTCACTTTTTTCCTTTTGCCGTTCCATTTCTTTCTTCAGCTTTTCAATCCGCTTTATGTCTGCCTGCAACAATATGCGCTCTTGACGCACATCCATATACAAAAGACCTAGAATGGGAAGCACCAGAACAAACAACAACGCCAATATGATTATCGTTATTACATAGGCCCAGTCATTACTTTTATTGCCCACATCAGCCCCGCCATATAAATTGCAACTATTATCACCGCTATAGTCGAAGCTGTCCTAAACCAAATTTTATCAGCCAGTTCCCTCTCCCTCGCTTCAATCTCTCTTCTTTTCTTGAACATAGCTTGCTTAGCAATAGCTTGTTCATTTGCAATTGTGCCAATCATTTTGTTCACACGGGTGTATAAATCTTTCAGTTCTGGAGGAACGTGGTAGACCATATACTCCCTTAGTTCTATGCTCATCTCTTCCATTTGTGACATGGCTAGAACCCGTTGAATTGCTCTTTCAGTCTGATCCCCAGTTGGATCGTAGACCGTCTTTGACTTTAACTCTTCTTCCTCAATGTGATCTTTCAGTGCATTGTATGCTTTATAGAATGCTGTGATTTGTTTTCCTATCTCCGCATATACCGCTGGTGCATTAAACTCCTCGGCTTGTTTCTTTTTCTTTTTTATTTCTGGGGCGGCTTTTACTTCTTCCTTTGGAGGAGCAAAGAGATTTGCAATCCATCCAAATATTCCTGTAACTTCCTTGCCAATAGCTTTGACCTCATTGGCAGTTTTGATAACGTCTTTAACAACTGCCTGTCCCTCACGGAACATTTCGCACCCTTGCTTGACAAGCTTAAGGGCAGTACTGGCGGCCGCAATGAGTGTGAATGGATCAATGTCTAACCTTTAGATTTTTTCTACCCAAGCTTTTGTAGCTTCATCCCAAGTGTAGATTTTTCCATCTGTTGGGTAAGGTGTAGGTGCTGTCCAGATCCATGTAGGAGCACTGATCGTCCATGATGGATAAGGTTGGGGCGCATGGAATACATCATTCGTTTTATCGTATGTGTAACCAATTCCTGCGTAGTTAGCCCTTAGAGCCACACCACCATCAGGTTGTCCATCAGCACCATAGTGAACACCGCCACGAGTGTTATACGATGTCTGCACAAAATTATTGGGGTCGCCAAGTGCTCCCGTTGCAATAAAATCCTCTTCAGCAACAATTACCTGCACCACTAACCCATTTTCAATTTTCGCAAAGTGGCTCATAATATTTCTCCTTGAAATTCAAATGTGTGATTTTTGTGAGTTTTTCGTATTTTTTTAGCGCATGAATAAACATGCGCCCTACAAAACCCAGCGGCTTCAATTTCTTTGGCTCCAGCCAAAATCATTGTATTGCCATTCTTAATATTTTTGGCAATTACGATGTGTTTAAGCATGTGAGAACTTCTTCCAATTCTGCCAAACATTGCGTTTTTTTCTCCACTTGTTTGAGGTCTTTTACGTCCTCGAAGTTTGTCAGCAACAATTTTGGCAACCTCTGGATTTCTTGTTGGGCATCGTTCGCTTCTACGTTGACATTCTTCTTCTGAATGTTTAAAGCCAACCGTCCCATCGCCTCCATAAGTCAGGTTGTATCCATTTGGGGATTTTGTGTTCATCTCTTTGATAAGCAATTTTTCAATCAAACAAGCATCTTCCCAAGAATAAGCATCGGCTATATGACAAAAATCAAAATTGTCAACGCCATATTTTTTTATGGCATTATGCAAAGCAATGCACCACCCATCTGCTTTTTTGTGGTCACGCCATCTCCTATCCAAATTATTGGATATACCGACATATTTTTTGCCATCGGTTTTATTGGTGATAGTGTAAACCGCAATTCTCACATCACCTCGCATTCGCAAACTTAAAAGCGGTCTCGGCAAAACAAGCGTAGATGTATGTGCCGCCAGATGCGTTTGTTGTAACGCTTGTATCTCGGTTTTTAAATCCGTTAGACAAAATATCGATGTAATTTCCTTGTACTTCAGCGGTTGAACTATTTGGGAATAAATCGTTTTGCGTTACGTTGTAAGTGTCTCTTGATGTGTCCCAAATAATCCAATTTGCAGTAGTGTCTGTTCTTTTTATCATGACCCAACGTGGTCTAAAATTGGTGAACACAAATGGCCCATCTGTAGAACCATTGCCTGTATAACTACCAAATTTGCTATATCCTGGTATTTGTGCCCAACAGTAGGCAACAAATGTTTGTCCTGATTGATTACTACCTGCTTTAGTACCTATGCTAAATACAGAACTCGTAGGAGAGGTGCTATTCCATTGCAAATCACCCGTGGATACTGCCGCTGTCGTATCCAAAATCATCACGTTAGTTGCGGGATTTGCAAGACCTGAGTGATAAACAACCCAATCGTTAGTTGTTGATCTAACTTTCACAATCATCATGCTAGGCGCTACACCCAACCCATGTCCTACAGTCGCATTAGCACCTGTACCCGTATAAGTAACAACACTAAATCCTGCCGTAGCATTAACACTTACAGTAGATGTTATAGAGCCGTTAGTATTAGAGGATGATGTTCCTCCTGCTTTCCATTGCCAACCTACATAGGTTACGCCACTTACATTAATAATTGCCGCAGAATCGCTTCCAACGCTATATCCATTTGAATTGAATGAAGTTAAAGTAGTACCGTTACTTCCCTCTGCAAAAGTGCCGTTAGAGTAAAGGGCATTTCCAACGCCACGAACAGAATCAAATAAGCCATGATTATTTGAAACGCTTCTAGATTTGGCCCACACAAAATCAGGTTGAAAAGATACTCCCGTTGTTGTGTTAGCACTATTTAAAATACTTTGTGTAGTGCCAGTACCCGTATAAGTAGTAGCGGCAAATGCGGTAGCACCATTAGGAATTGCATATGTTGTTGGCATCTTCTATTCCTTATAGGTTATATGTGTTGAGGGCAACAAAGCCTGTTGGGGGGGTGTAGGTGAATGGGCGTTGACCAAAGTTAGCAACAACCGTAATTGACCCTGAGTTACCAAACGAACACATTGGAAAAATAGTGTTGCCAGCAAGATTTGAAAACGCTTGACCTTGTGAAACGCCATTTTTGTAGAACGTCAAAGTGCCAGCATTCATGTCAAGGGCGACACCAACCACATCATTGGTCGTATAAGTTGAACCATACGCCACGTTGCTGTTGTTCATTGCATTGCCACTGGCCCCATAATAAGCCCATTGCAAAGCATCTGCGTTTGGTTGTGCCGCGCTGTTAAACCCTTGCGCGGCAACACCAATATAAAAATATGCGCCTGCATTTGTTGCGGTTGGGGTCATCTCCCAATACCACTTACCTGATGTAACACCAATAGTGGCAAGCGCAGTGTTTGCGTAACTTCCAATTGATGTTAACAGGTTGCCGTCCGCTTGACTAATTGAGCCGCTGTTGTTTGTTGTCCGAACAAGAGGATTCAACACCGCATAATTACTAGCAGTAGCACTTGTTAGCGTAGGTACGTCTGTCATACTGTCGTATGTGACCCCTGCTGTTAGAGATATGTTATTTGTAGTCCAGTTATTACCGTTAGGGCTAAAGTCATATCCAAGGGTTGTTGTACTTGTATTATTTGTAAAAGGCAAATAGAACCCATTAGTACCATAGCTACCACCATAGGTAATAGGTTGCCATACTCCGTATGAGTTGTATCCACCAAATGATGTAGGTGTTAATGCTTGACCATCAATTAAATTGATTTCGGTCATGTAGCCGTCAAAATAGTTTGTACTGGCGTTTTGACCAATAAGATGTATGACAGCCGTATTGAAATAAACAGCCGCAGTAGAACCAGAGCCAACTTGTTGATTGTTGACATACAAAACACTACTTGCGCCAGAGGCTTTCAAAACAATGTGATACCAAGCCGCTGGATCACGATAAACCGCAGTAGTTGTAATTGAGGCTGAACCATTTACATACCAAATTAATTGGTCTGATGAGGAAAAATTAACACCATCAAAACCCGCTCCAGCATCCCCAATAACTGTTTGACTAACTCCTAATTTCCCACGCTTTAACCAGCAAGAAAATGTAAAAGTTGTTTGGTTAGTTGGAGTTGAAAAAGTACGTTGCAAATAAGCAGAAGCACTTGATCTAAAACGTAAAGAGTTATTAACGTACTTAATAGGTGTTAGATACCCAGAACTAGTAAAGGTATGTATGACATTACCTCCTACTATAGTTACTGTTCCACCTGCCATTTGTTGGGTTGATCCTGGGTAAGAGATGATTACGATACCTGAGCCACCTGCTCCACCGTTGGCAGAAGTTCCACCTCCACCTCCACCACCAGCACCTAAATTGGTTGCTCCTGATGTTCCTGCGGTACTACCTGCGCCACCTGCGCCTCCTCCGCCATTACCACCAGAGCCTGCTGTGCCAGTATTCTGTATTCCACCACCTCCACCACCTGCGTAATAGGTTGATGAACCAGATATTGATAAAGCAACACCTACGCCACCATTGCCACCAACTGATGATGTTCCTGCTGAACCTACTGCTCCTGCACCACCACCACCACCAGCACCATATAAAACAGTTGCCAAAGGATTGCCTTGACCACCTGCATAACCTTGTCCAGATGTTCCTGCACCTCCAGCGTAGCCAGTAGTAGCATCACAACCACCACCGCCACCAGAACCGCCAGCAACTCCAGGTCCACTTGCAGATGGAGTACCGCCACCCCCACCGCCAACAGCCGTTGTAATCACCATAGTAAAGGCTGAATTAGTGCCATTTGCCCCTGTTGGAGTTCCAGAAGTACCGCCAGTACCACCTGCCCCTACAGTGACAAGATAGTTGGAATTTGTATCAATGGTTAGGCTAGAGCCTGATAACAAGCCCCCTGCGCCACCACCACCGCCTCTACCATATGCTCCACCAGCACCACCAGCAACAATCAAATAAGATGCAGATAAAGAACTTAAAGGAGTTAATATCCCTGAAGTCTTAAATGTGTGAATAGTGTTGCCACCAACTGAGGTTACTACTCCTCCTCCAAATTGTTGTGCTCCTGCGTAAGAAATGATGACTACGCCAGATCCACCTTGACCACCTGCTTGGCCGCTTATAATTGGTGAACCACCGCCACCACCACCAAGGTTTGCTGTGCCAGCGGTAGTTGTGCCGCTTGCACCTCTTGCGCCACCACCGTTTCCTCCGCCACCAGTACCACCCGTACCTGCGGAACCAGATTGATCAGCCGCTCCTCCACCGCCACCTGCGTATGTAACGCTAGAACCAGAAATAGAGCTAGCTGATCCAGCACCACCAGAACCTCCAGAAGCCCCGTTTGTACCTGCGGCAGATGCGCCACCGCCACCACCGCCATTGTTTGAGCTACCATTATTTCCTGTACCGCCATTGCTACCTTGTGATGGACTTGTCGATGGAGTATTTCCTAACCCAATATTGGTTGAACCATCATAAGAAGCACCACCACCAGAACCACCATTTTGTCCATAGGCATAAGACGAAGTTCCAGTTGCCCCATTACCACCACCCCCACCTCCAGTTGAAGTAATAGATGAAAAAATTGAATTCCCACCGTTACCAGCTTGACCAGATGTATAAATAGCACCCGCCCCACCTGCCCCAACAGTAACGGTGTATGACAATGATGGGTTAAGAGATGCTGTGCCTGTTCTATATCCACCACCACCTCCGCCACCTCCTACAAATGAACCACCACCTCCGCCTCCAGCCACTACTAAATAAGAAGCAGTTACAGTTGCGCCACTTGTCCACCCAAATGCGGCTAGTGCGGCGGCTCCAATCTTAGATAAACGTGGCATTAATAATCCTTATGCAAACTTAGTTACAGAAGCAAGCACAGTATAGGTTGCAGAAGCGGTTTTAATAATGACAAAAGTATAACTGTCAATTGCACTGGCATCCCCACTCGTAGGAGCGGTTCCACCCTGCCACTTAGGCGTTACAGATGTTCCGTCAATAGTAAATGCACTAGGATAATATGCAGTTGTTGTATTGGTAACAATCATCGTACAAGAGATTGAATCATTCGTAGACATTGCCGTGTTAAGCGATGTACCAGATGAAAACGCAAAGTTTAGCGTCCAGTTATTGGCATTGTTGGCCGTGTAATACTGAACCGCGCCATTGTTAATATAGAAGTTTGTTGTTGCGGTTGGGGCAGTTCCCACTACGTTAGCAGGCTCCGCAATATTCAAAGTCTTTACTGCTTCAGTAGCAGATGTACCGTTAAATGTTTGTGTAGCGGTCCAAGTCTGTGTTGTATTGAACAACGCAATATTAGCCCCTGCTAAAGTAGTAGAACCTGTACCACCGTTAACAATAGGTAAAGTTCCTGTTACACCTGTACTTAATGGAAGTCCTGTTGCGTTGGTTAAAACTCCAGATGCTGGCGTACCCAAAGCTGGGGTAACCAGGGTAGGACTTGTTGCCAAAACAACGCTACCAGATCCAGTAGAGCTAGTTAAAGTTGGAGCCTGGGCCGCAGATCCTGTACCAGTAGAAGTGTAAAACTGTGGAGTTGTACCTGTATTTCCAGCTAAAAATGTTGTTGTATTGCTACCAGATTGGTATGGAACAGATCCATTTGCACCACCAGTTAGGTTTGCAATGTTGGAACTAGATGTAATCTTTACAAAATCACTTGCTACGCTACTCCAAAATACCAAAGCTTTTTCGCCGTTAGCTACAGTTACGCCAGTGGTCGGGCCTGTTGTGCCGCGAATCGTAATGCTATATCCACCAGTTGTACTATTGTTAACAACGTACATCTTTGATGAATTGGGAGCATTTATATTTCTGTTTGCCGTCCGTGATCCAGTGCACAAAAGTTGCATATACTGTGCAGTCGTTGAATTCGGAGAGGAAACAATATTAGATCCTGAACTACTACCGTTGGTAATGGTAAGTGTAATATCTGAATCTTGGGTAATGTTATTTGTACCCGCAACAGTAATATCTAAATACTGCGTAATACCAAGTGATACATCGTCTCCCCATGCTCCAGATTCAGTGCCTGTAACTGGAAGAGCTAGTCCTAATAGTGTTGTGTAATTGATCGTCATCTCATTTCCTATTGAGTAGGTACTATCGTCCAGTTTGGAGATTCATCATTACCTACATTTTGCCACGAAGGAGTCTGGTTGTCATTAACTAAACTCCAATAACTAAGATTCAATGTGCTAACCGATCCAGTAGCCAAAACTCCAGAAATCTGAGCGCCCCTTGAGCCCAAACTTACCGATCCAGGAGCACCACTTGCCGCAACCCCACTCAATGCAATATTGATGCTTGGAGATGCAGATCCTACAAATCCGCTTGCTATGACCGCCCCTAAAGCAACACCAACCGCACCTACAGATCCAGAAGCTCCAACACCATTTAAAGATATGGAAATACCGTTAGATAGCGTTCCCGCATTCCCAACAGCAGGGACACCAGTAATTGAGGAAGCTCCAAATCCCCATGTACCAGAACCCCAGGTATTACCACCCCATCCAGCCATAATCTACCTTTAGGTTGTAGACAATCTTAAAAGAGCTGAGCTTGTTGAATTGCTAGGCATTGTCAACGTAAATGTTCCAGCGGTAATAGTTTGAGCACCAAACGTATGTACGCTAACCGAAGCATTTGATTGGCTTGAGTTGTAAATCAATACAGTATCAAAAGCCGTTGTCAATGTAACACCTGAATAAACCAAGTTTGCAGATGGTGTCCAATACGCTACTCCAGCCGTTGAGGACGAATTGGTTGCAGTCGGAGCCGTTGCATTTGTAACCGTGATACCGCCCGCCGTATAGCCTGTACCGCTTACCTCGTTGGTTGCGGAATAAGCCGTTGTTGCGGCATTGACTGTAGCAGTTGTTACATACAAAGCGGCTTTAAATGTATCAGCCGTATTAGCAGAACGGGCTACGTTTGTTGAATTAAAGTTGTGCCCAGCAGACAATAACTGACCCAAAAATGATGTGCACATTGATTGCGTATTGCTCAAGATATTCTCCTTATGCCATTGATGCGGCTATTAAATCCATAAAAGGGCTGGTTTTAAGCGTTACATGAGCAGAACGGTGAACCAATTCATCTTCGTAATAATACTCAACCCAGGTAGTTGTTTCAATATCATTGTCGATAGAACCCTCTTTCTTCACAAGAAGAGAATCATCCATATCGCCTTTTGTTGTTGTAATAAGCATTATGCAATCCTTAGAATGGCTGTTGTAGACCCAGCAACTGGGAATTGAATAGTAAATGAATTAGAACAAGTTTTATCACTACCAAAATCTAATACGCAAACTGTTGCATTACTTTGACTTGCATTGTAAATTAATGCGCCTCTAACAGTAAAGGCGGCAGGACTCCAAACGGCATTATTAAATGACCAATATCCTACCGTTGCACCCGTTGATCCAGATGTTGGTGTTGTACTTATTGTCAAAGCCTGGCCACCAGCGGTATATCCAGTTCCAACCACTTCACCCGTCAAACCAGATACATATTGCGTTGTTGATGGACCAAGCGTTGCCGACCCATTGAATAAAGCAATATAAAAAGTATTTGGATTGGTAGGTCCAAAGTTATGCAAGCCTTGTGCAAGCTGAACTTTAAAGCTAGTTGTTGCACCTTGTTGAAACGCCATTATTTAACCGCCTGTCTATATTGACCAGCCCTGTAAGCGTCTTGACGTTCCATGCCATCACCCAGACGTTTAGCAATTGCTAATGCTTCGTTGTACTTTTTATCGTAAAGAGTTATTAAATCAGTCTCGCCTTTTATAAAGGTATACGCCTCTACAAGCGCCCCATAAAGCAAAACTGAATCAAAATTTTGACCCAACCAGCTTGTTCCTGTTGGATTATTAATAGATGTAACTTGCAATTGGAACCCTGTACCGCCTGTAATAGACGCTGTTAACAAGTCATTTTGAGCAAAATAAGAGCCGTTTGAGCTCATTGTTACTGACGTTACAGCACCTCCAGATACAACAATATCGGCTTTTGCACCGCTTCCAGTACCACCTGTAAGTGCTGTGTTGTAATATGTTCCGTTCGTATATCCTGATCCAGCCGTATAAATGCTTGTTGTATTAATAGCAGACTGAACAATAGAAACAGGATAATAATAATAGTGCATTTCTGCGTTATATCCAATATCAGGCGTAGGCCCAACAATAAACGATAGATTATTTGTAATCGCTAAACTGACTACGGACGGCCCAAATAGTGCGTAATATCCTGGTGTAGCGTAATAATTGGGAAGCGGAAACGCCTCACGCATATAGTTAACATCTTTATTAAGCAAATAGTTATATTGCCCCTGGAAGTTAATTGTTCCGCTAACACTGCTAGCATTAACCACAGACAAATAAACAGTAGTTCCAGATACAGATGTGACATAAGCGCTAGCACCTATCCCAGTTCCAGTTACATATTGGCCAATCTGGATGTTTCCTGTAACAGTTCCCGATGTAGTAATTGTGTAAGTACCAGCCGTGCCCGTTGCAGTCGCAGATGCGGTTGTATAAATGGCTAAAGAGTACGGCGCAAGAAAGTCTGAAGGACAAGCTAAATAAGGGTTATAAGCTGTCAAAACACCAGTAACATTCTTGCGCAAAGATGGAAATTGAACCGTGTTATAGATTCTTTGCTCAGCTTGCTCAACAAACGTAGGAATATCCGCTATGAATGTAGATTCATAGTTTTGTAGATAGTCCTGTATAGACTGAGAAAGCTGAGAGTAATCTAAACTCATGCCATCGGACCTCTGGACATAAAGCCACGTTCAGCCGCTCCAGCACCACGCATTTTGATGCCGCTAGTCTTAACATCATCAGCGCCAGGATCACCCATGCTAACGCGCAATGTGCCTGTCAAACGACCTTGTTGTTTGGCATTAAGTGTGTTTGGGTCTGTATGAACAAAAGAATCGGTCTTAGGGCTAATACGCTTCCCTTCCATTGTGTGGGGGGGCGCATATTCTTCAGCATTGCCATTGTGAACATCTTTTGCTCTGTGAATAGCTGGGCTATTCTTCTTGGTTGGTTTAACCATAGTTTTCATATTAACCTCCGCGACCAGAACTTCTCTGGTTCATTGCACGAGCCATATTGCGACCCATTGCTTTCATAGATTGTCCACTAACTGAACCGCCTTTAGCCATCTTTTTGGCGGTTTTGCCACCTTTTTTAAGCTTGGATAAGTTGGTGTGCTTACCAGGATGCTCTTGTTTGTCGTGCATACTAAAAGCCTTTTTGATCAGCTTTTTGTCTTCTTGAATATCGTCATGTTTCATGATTGCTCCTACGTTGTGACTATAGTGACTGTACCAACTTGCACGTTTAACTGCAAGTCATTCTGTGTAAGAGCAACATCAAATGAACTTGCTCCTCCAACTGGATTCCAACCCCATTGAAATACCCTGCTACCTTCGCTAGGATACCCATCTTGCAATGTATTTGTACCGTTACCCTTACAAGTTTGCAATCCAGTTGTGCCAGATTGATAATAACTTATATCAGGCCTTGGATCACGCACGCCTTGTGGGTCATCCACTGGATACATACCAAGTTGCAACTGTGGTTGATCAGGATCCCAACAAGTTGGGCACACTTTCAGGTCATATGTCTTGGTTTTGATGATCTCTTTCTTAAGATCAAACAACTTATAGCGAAAACCACACCGATCACACTCGGCAATCGAGTTTTTGCCAGAAGAAAACCTGTTTCCCATTAAGTTCCACCACCAATGTACATTCTCTGAGGTACAAACCGCAAGGAAGCCTTCTCTCTGTCTTCTGTTGAGGCTAAATCCCAAGCTTCTTCATATTGTTGCTTGAGTATTTGTAGTCTATTCAGCCCATCTGGTACTTTTAATGCCAAATAGTAAGCCAATCCAGACACCATACAGTTAATAAACCTAAATGGTACGTCCATAATGTTAACGCCGTTACCAACATCTTGCATTCTGCGTAATCTCCAGTATACAAACTGGTAACTTGATGCGGCATCTGGGGTTGGCCATACGGTAATACTGTTCTTTTGGGACAAAATGATGGGTGTACCCAGCGCATGAGATGCGGCAGTCGAACTTTGTTGCCCTCTCGTACAGTTTAATAGGTAAGGAGGGTTACCATTTGCGGCTGGTTGTACCTCGTTATACCCAATTAACTCAGACTCTAGCGTAATCCACCCTGCATTTGGTAAACCAACAAGTGAATTTACAGCAATAGTAGTATCTGTTGCCCCAATAGCGGCAGAAATAGCATTGCTAGTGGGTTGATTGTTAGCCGTTAAACGCTGAATCCAGACCTGAATGGGCCTTCCTTGGATCAATTTGTTAGGCAAGGTAGCGTAAGTATCAATACTAATACGCGTAATAGTCAAATCAGCCTGATTATTTGTTACGTTTGCATTGGTTCTAATGACGTTTTCAATAATATCTACTGTGTCATCAGGTAATGCGTATGTTGGCTGGCCTTGTACCAGCGGGATATAGTCTTGCTCAAACGTCCACATATTAAGGCCACGATTGGCCCAGTCTGTAAACAATAGATTGAGAGAACGCCTGGCAGTTTTTACGTCATAACCAGTTCTTACTTCAACTCCAACGCGCTCATATGCCTCTTCTATAACGTCAGTTAACTGAAGATTAAACGCGGAGGAGCCTGAAGTAGTAGCCATTATTGAGGTGCAACGCAGGTCAAAGGTATTGCCACAGGTGCAACTTGTTGCACTTCAGTCGTTACAACAGATGCGACTGATTCGACAGATATATCCGCAACAGGCTCTCTATTATCCACGGCAGGAGCAGAACTAACATTGTTAACAACAACGGGATCAATTGTTTCAGTAGGAGCTTGAACATTGACATGACCCTCCAATTGTTCAATTATTTTCTTAAGATCATCAGCAATATGGCCATGATCTCTTTGCTGATGTATTGCACGGATTTTTAACTCGGCAAGTATATATTCAGCTTTTTCTTCAAGATGTTTAAATAAACTCATTTTGCGGCCCTCATATTGTCAACTAAATTAGGATAAGGTCTACCAGCGGCTTTTGCCATTGCTTTAGCCTTGGCTTTCTTTTTGGGTGATAACTTCTTTGGTTTGCCCAGTTCTTTTGGACGGGGCTTATCCCAGACTTCACCACCCTTCTTTTTGCCAGGCACTTTAGAAGGATTAATATCACCCATGCCACGGCTTGAAATCATCGCATATGCCCTTTGGTGTGACCGCGCTCAATGCAACCGTCTGCACGGTGTGATGCGCCACCTTTAGCCATCTTATGCTTAACCTTGCCACCCTTTTTCATACCTTTACTGGCTTCTTCAGCGGCAGTATTAGTTCTAGTTTGGGTTTCTTGCTCGCTACGCTCTTTTTCAGATTCGTAACGATCTTTAGGTGACACATAATCTGCATCTGATTCATCCGTGCGTTGAGGATTTATAAAACCTCTGCCGCCCCCAGCATTTTTTGTAGCCATGATTTATCCTTTAACGTGGCCGCCGCCACACATCACAATCTTGCCTTTGGTATGGCCTTTTTCAGCACAACCATCGGCACGCTCGTGACAACGATGAGCCATACCACCTTTTTTCATCATACCGCCTGGACGAGCCGCCGCCATTGCTGGCTTAACAGGCATTCTTCCAGCCATAGGTGCACGCATTGGCATAGGCATTGGCATGATTTATCCTTTGTGATGATGTACATGACCACCATGCTTGTAAGCTTGATGCTTATGCAGGTGCTCTACAGTTTCATGATACTTGGTGTGACCAGCGGCGTGC